CAGCAACTTGCGGAGCTAAGACTTCTAATCCCTTAGCTTGTTGCGCAGTAATACCAAACTGATAGATACGTTCACTTACTTTGATTGGAAGACGAAGTTTTCTCATAAGATCAAAAACACGACGGTCAGCTTGAAAAACTGTAAAAAATCTAGATTTAAGTAAATCACGAACCGAAGGAAACCGAGGTCACTTGGAACGCTGAAGACAAGAACCCATTAACATTCTTTTTATGTTACGTTCAGGACCTAACGATGTTCAATGAGAACCAGCAAATTCAGTTTCGACACTTTTTGAAAAGTCCTTCTTTTCAAAAGTTATCTTCATCAGTAATATGGCCAACTCTTTTTGAAGAGAGATCATGTCATAGTACCCGAAGGTAGTGCAGATCAGATTGTCATCCCCATATACTATAGCTCTCTGTATTAAACGTTTTTCTGAATCACAATAATGTAAGATCATAATATTTGAAAGTGAATCCATAATATTAGTGAAGTATGAACCTGAAATTATACCTCTTCTCCTATATATTACTCCTATATCTTGATGAAAGATGGGAACATGTAAAACATTTGAGACCATGTGTCAAAACAAGTTTTCCTCGAAAGTACTCATCTTTGTTAAGCCCCTTAATAGAAGAAACGTAGTGCACAGTATCTCCGATGGAATAGTTTGATCATAATCCGAAAAATCGACTGGAACTTTGTACAAGTCCTTAATCTTGGATACAAGATTGAAAGTATCTTTCATGGTATCACCGAATCGTACATCTGAATCCTTAACAGACAAGAAATACTCGATAAAATCGATACCATAAACCATTTCCACGACCGTGAAAGTAAGGGAAGGATTAATTATAACCCGCTTCTTAATATCACCTTTCTTTCCAGCTTGATTAACAGCAAAAATAAGACAAGGTTTCGTAAGAGACGAAATGTCAAAAGTACCTTTCTCCAAAGATACCAATAACTCCTTAACGTATTCAGCATGTTCACCCTTCTTTCCTTTGAAACCCCAACCTGTACCGGATTGTTTGTTAATCTTAGACCATATGCGATCAAAGTCATAACAGGGCTTGAAATTAGGGACGTTCTTCTCAAGGAACGTAGCATACACTAATTTTGATGCAGAATAACAATATCGTGCTTGTTTAATAGCGAAGGAAGACTTTCTTGCATAAAGTTCCTTTGTTTTGGACAACTTATCAACTCAAGTCGTCGGATCACGATTCTTAGCAACTGAGTCTCTTATCTCACACCCGAAGGCTGGCCAGACTTGTTCAACTCAAGAAACAACGGTATTGTTACAGTGAGCACTTGCACGCACCCCACTTTTACGTTTGGTGTTATCGTCCATCTCAGGAAACCGGTAGTCAACTCGAAAGTATTCACCCGATTTGCAAGTAAAAGCAAGTATCTTATAAAAATTTTGACATAAATATTTTACAAG